TATTGAGACGCAGTGACTGGTAGCGTTGGCATGGATGTCACAAACACATACATGTGACGGGAATTCTGACTGGCATCCGCATTGTTTGCCCTGTTCGTGTTGATGTATCTCGTGCCGTTCGTATTGGTGAGACCCAATGTGCTGCTGTAGTCGGCATCAAGAAACCCATTGTTGGCAATGGTGCTTCCAACAATCGGAGCCATTGCACTGGCTACGGTGGATGCCCCTGCAAACAAGTTAGCTTGGGCAATTGACGACCAAACCCCTCCGGTCTTGAGTGCTACAAAGAACGCATTGATGGCAGGCTTGTTGGCATCGGAGACAGTGCCTCCCAATGCTGATACTGCTGAAAACCAATTCAGTGCATCGGGATCATACGGGGATGGAGCAGGAGAGGAGGTAATCCCCCCCTGCTTTCCAAGTTCAATACCGAGACCGAGTAGTGGCATTACCTGGAGTAGGCAATGACTTTACCGGATGCCAGGGTGATGGCAGTGAATGAACCGTAGATCACCGTGCCAGCAGCAAAGGTGACCCCTGCGTAGGTGTCGCCACCGAGGTTGCCAGTAAGGGTCGAAAAAACCACATCGGCAACGACTTGGACGGCATACCAAGATCCGGTCTTGGCAGTGGTTCCGGTGATGAGAGTGCCCCCGTTGAAACCGGAGTCGAAAGGATTGGAGATAGAGTTGGGCATGGGTGGTGCGTGTTATTCCCTGCTAGGGTCGGCATTGACTTCTGTCGGAGTCTTGCCTCCCTCCTGGGAGAATGTGCTGATGGTTCTGCTGGTGGAACCTTGGGTCACTACGGTGGTTATGGTCATGGTGGTTATGGGTTGAGGATTGAGGGGAAGGTGGATTTGATGCCGTCAAGGTCATCTGGCAATGGGGTCTTGGTGACATCCCGCAGTGCCTGCTTATTGGCAGAGACCTCTTGCATGGCAGTCGTGTCGTTGGTCTCCAGTGCCTTGGTGAAAGCGATGTCGAGTTTCTCCAGCAGAGGTTTGCGGAATTCCCTCCACAGATTGAGTTGAACCTCCTTGCCCCTGGCAGGGATGAATGTTGATCCGGTGGTGGGATCAAAATCGTAGGCATCGTGGAATGATGGATCCCGATCTATGGAGTCACACACAAAGTGTGGAGTTCCTGGTGGCAAGGATCGGGCAATGATTTCCTCCAATGGAACCGTGGTGTCCACGGGAATGAGGATTGCGAGGCTACCGTCTGGGTTGGGGAAGGTTACAAGTGGCATGGTTAGATAGAGAAGACGGCAAAATCAGTATTGGAATTGAGTGCTGCTATGCCACCCGTGTAGGTGTACAAAACAAATGCGGTGGTAGATGAAGGAACTGCGTAAGTATTGCCACTGTTCGGAGTTCTAGAATTGGCAATAACGGAATAGTCAGTATTGACGGCATTGGTCATAGTCACCGTATACGCACCCAAACTGGTGTTGGTGATACTCAACACATTGAAATTGTTGAGAATCGTAGGAACTGCCAGGGATTGCAGCCAATAGCATGTCTGCGAAGTGGTAGTGACTGACAATATACCAACAGTATTTGTAAATGTGAAAGTGGTCGTTGAGGGAACAGTAGTAACCGTGCGAAGTGCATTACCGATATTGCTTGAACCGGAAACATAGACTGTGTTGCCAACTGCTAAACCATGTACTTTCCCAGTAGTCACCGTGATGACTGCACCTGCGGTTGCAGTTCCAGCAGTGGTTACTAGGTATGAATCGGAATTGGTTGCCGTGGTTGCGATTTTGGCAAATGCCCTAGCAGTACTTTTTTGCAGTGTCGATCCAGCAACAGCAGCCGAGGAAGAGGCAGAAGTTCCAGAAACATTCCCCGTGACATCACCCGTCACGCTGCCAGTGACATTTCCTGTCACATTCCCACTGAACCCGAATGGTGCTGCCACCTTTCCGGTGGTGGCATCAATGGTCACGCATGCCCCCTTATCCTGGTCAGCAATGTAGGTGACTCCTGCGTCCTTGTAGAATGATGCGGTTTTGGTTCCGGTTCTCTCGGTTACCTTGAACCCGTTTGCGGTTCCCGATGTGTGCAGGATTCCCGTGGCATCCCAATACGGGTGACCATCTGTCAATTTTTGTGGTGATACGGAATTGTCAGTCAAAGAAAATGTGGGCAGGGAAAGGAAGGTGGGAATGGTTCCTGCTGCTGATGTCCCCAAGACATAGGGTGGAGCACCTGTGAGACCGTTGCTCGACAGGGAGGTGACTGTGCCATTGTTATCAAATCCCAGGATGGAGTTGGTTTGGGGGGATAGTGAGGGTTGAACCGGAGCAGTGTCAGAAAACCGAATCCCCTTGGAGAATACCCGCTGCATCTGCTGGCAGATCATCGTCAACTTATCCAATGCCCGTTCCATTGCCTGCGAGGGGAACCGATCTCCCGTGATGAAACTGGTCTTCTGGGTCAGACTGACATTCCGAGCAATGTACACGGTCGATGTTATAGGCACTGCAACCTTTGTGGAAACGGTTCCACCAGAGGTGTTTCCAGCACCCGTCACAGTGAAATCACCGTTGGTATAGGAAAGTTGAGTGATCACCCCTCCGGTCGTGACATAAACAGAGAGATCTTCATTTGCCAGGAACTCAAAGGGAACCTGGTACGGAATGCTGGCACTGCCAGTTCCGACTAGAGATACCGAAGAAGTGTCATTATTGAGTGCCATGTTTTGATCGATTTAACATCACACCCTACCCTGTGCAACACTTTACATCGTCAAATATCAGTCACTTTTTTGTGCGTTTTTCATAGCACCTCTGATCGGTTTGGCGACATTCAACACAGCAGCAGGCACTGCCGTCACTGGAGTGACTGCCAATGCCCTGGCAATCCGGTTGAGTTCATCCATCCACTTGTCCATGTTGTCGGTCTGGAGGATGTCTCCTGCATGCTTGGCTGCACGAATGGCATTCTCACCGGAGGTGACCAAGGGGTTGCTAGAATTTTGGTATGAGGGTTGACCGGAGACCGATGAGAGACCCACATCAATTGCCGTGCCAAGCAGGAAAAACCCCTGAAAGGGTGCGAGTGCTAAAGCCTTGGCATAACCACCCACCGTCCAGATTTTGTCATCAGAATCATCGGAGAAAATGTCCCGATAGACATTGGCAACTGTCTGGGAGAGCAATGCACCGAGCATCACTGCACCGATCCTCCTCCAATGGTCACCTTTATCGCCCTTGCCACTGACGATTCCATGCACGGCATCGGTGATAATTCCGGTCTTCAGACGGGGATCCGACATGAACATGAACAGGAGTTTCATGGCAGCGTTGGAAGTGTTTTCCACATCCGACTTGGCAGAGAACATGACGGGTTGGGAGTAGCGATAGACGGCAGCATCCATTGCATCCAATGCCCGTGCCTCTGCTGCCTTTTCGGATAAGCCTGCTTTCATTGCCCTGGTGTAGGCATCACGGTAGACAATTGCCGATGACAGGGTAGTGAGTGCTGCGTCTGCGTACTGCATGGGCTGCAATCCGGTCGTTCCCAAAGCATAGTATGATGACAACCACTTGGAGGGAGACATGTGGGCATTCTGAAATACAAACCGAGCAGCAGGGTTGGATCCACCCACTAGTCGGTTCTGCACGGTCTCGGAGTTCCAAACCTTTGGCATGGATTCTAGTAATGCCACCGGATTGCTCAATGCCCGTGCCACATCCTTGAGTGGCAATGCATACAGGAACCTAGAACCAGACTCCAACTGGTTGGCAATGGTCTTCAAGTTGTACCCCATTGCTGCGACTGCCGTTCCCGATGTGGCGACACTGCCCACTTTCTTGACCCACATGGGGTCGTTGTTGACACCACCACCCTGTGCCAAGGTCTTGAGTGAACTATTCAGAAGTTCTGTAAGTCCCATGCCGTTTGCACCCTTGAGTGCCAACCGGACATCCTTGCCGTTGAGAGTGGAGGAAATCTCACGGTAGAGTTCTGCAAAGGCTACCCAATGTGCCTGCTGTGCAGCATTCTGCTGGTAGACATCGGTGGCACTGGCGACCCTAAATGGTTCCGAGTGCTTGACCCTTGGCTTAAGGAACCCTGGGGTCGTCCCCCCTCCGGTTCCAGCAATGCCATCCATCGTCGGATCGGGAGTGCTGCCCTTGGTCTCGTACTTGGTGGGGGCATAGTTGGGGTTATCTGCCATACGCATGCCGAACATCCGCATGTGAACCTCGTTCAACTTGTCGTAGGAGTTCTTGTAGAAATCCTTGAGGTAGTCACGAACACTGCTGGCAATGGGTGACTTGTTGATCTCGGCAACCATCTGGTTGTACGACTCGTCAGTCCATCCGGTGTACTCCATTTTGGCACGGACATCCAATTGCTCCCATGCCATCGTCGTGAAAATCATCTCGTCCAGGGACATCGGAAGTGCCTGCCGTGTGCCTTCCTTGACGACCCGTGTGATGGTCACATACTTCTTCCTGGTATCCACGGGAAGGGATGCCAGTTCGTCAGCAATCGCATTGAGTTCCTCCTTGGAATATCCAGCAGTTGACATCTCTCCCTTGAGCATCTGCTCGGCTTTTTCAATGAGGATCCCTTCGTCTTGCACCCTGCGTCCCTCAATCTTGAAGATCTTGTCTGTGACCATTGTGCGTAGCTTCTCCACTGCCTCGGCAGTCTTGAATGCACCGTCACCACCAGCACCCTTTTGGATGCTCTTGATGAGTCCCGTCCAGTTTTCCATGCTTGCCTTCTCGGTTTCGTTATTGGCACGACGAATCCGGTTGCTCCACTCCTGCACCAAGGGTTCCATGCCCTTGGGGAGGATCCTGCGGAAAAGTGCCTCGTATCCTGTGTGGGACCAGACCATGCCTCGTACAATGTCCCAGAATCCCTTGCGGTCTGCATTTGCCCGTTTGAGTGCTGCGTCCGTCCATGCTGGAAGGTTGTCTTCGATGAGACCTTGGTTCTCTTTGATGTCATCGATCCTCTCCTGCTCCTGCATTCTCCATGCCTCACGACCATTCTGCATGGTCTCCATAAGTTCTTTGTAGGCATTCTCCAGGTGAAGTGCCGTGCGTCCGTAGAGATCACCGTAGGTGTTGACGATTCCCCACTCCTGCACTAGGGCAGATGTCTCCTCCGGTGTGGTGGCATCGTTGATCTTTTTCTCCAAGGCATCTAGTTCCTCGACCACCTTGTCGTTGTCCATGAGGGATGCACGGTATGCTGTGTCTAGGAAATCTTGGGCATCTGCACCGAATCGACTCTTCTTGATCTTGTTATCCCCCGCCTTGGGTTTGGCTTTCTTGAGTGCAGCCTCAATCTTCTCAATGAATGCCCCCTTGATGTTGTTATCGATTGCCTTGGTCATGCGACCAATGATCGTGGAAAGAAACTTTGCCTTGGCAGTGTCGTTGGTGAGTGCTGCGTACTGCGTGTAGGGTGACCCGATTTCGCCTTGCAGTGACTTGGGAAGGGTTCGTATAATTGCTCCCAAGGTCACCAGATTCTGCTGCATCTCCTGGCGAATGTCGGCACGGGAAAGTGCCGTCACATCCTCCTCGGAGTAGCGTTGCTCCATTGCCTTCTTCTTCTCGGCATACTTATCCTTGATGCCTTTCTCAATGAGTCTGGCACGGTCTTTCATCTGTGCCTCCAAGGAGATCTTCTTCTGCCCCTCGGCAGTGAGGAGTCGGTCGGAGAACTTGTCTTTGTTTTTCTCCAAGGCATCACGCAGTTCCTGCTTCTCACCGAGTTCAATGTCTTCGATCTCCCGTGCCTTCTTCTCCTGCATGGTGGCAGCATTGACTTCCCTCCGGTGCTTCATGTCACTTGCCAACTCCTCGTTGATCTTTGCCATGTCTTCCTGCACTTTTCCGAATCGTGCTGCTGCTCGTTCGATGATCTCCCTGCGTTTGGTGGGAGATGCAACCATCTGCCGTTCAAACTCTGCGTTGACCCTCTCGGCATCTGCCTTGGTGCGGATGCTGTAGGAAATATTGGAAGGTCTTCCGTCACCGTACACGGGATCCTTCACAAAAACCGTATTCCCTACCTGGTATGCCTCGGATGCTCCTACAACTTGACGCATGTCAGACCTATCATAGTAGTAGCTATGCCTGTCTGGGTTGTATCCAACTTGAGTCCAAGTCTCAAGGTCTGGTGGCATGCTTTGATCTTTTGCAAAGGTTGCATGGATCTTAATGTGAGGTGCTTTGTTCTGACCTAGTCCGATTCGTAAGGATGCTGCTTCATCCAGCACAAACTGCGGTTTATCCATTCTTACTGCTGCAAGATATGTACGCTTATCACCAGAGGTAAGCGTAACCACCCCGACTCCTTTCCTGGTCATCGATGGAACATCTTGCCGTGCCTCAACTGCGTCTCCTGCTTTGGGGAGATTGTCATCCGGTGACTGATACTTTGCACCAACTGCGTCTTTGATTGTCTCCTGTGATGGAAGATCATCTACGGATTTAGGAACTTCCACTAACTGTGCAGGGTAGTGTTCATTGGTTGCCTCTTGGATCACGGAGTATGGGATGTCCTCACCATTCTTCCTCCTTTGGAGCAGGTCTCTAACGATTGGTGAAAACTTCCTGCCCTCTTTGGTGGTCTCAACACTATTCATCCCCTCGTACTTTTTGAGAATGTCGCTTGCCCCTGGCTTAATTGAAAAACTGACCGATCTCTCCAATGGGAAATCGGTGTGTGCTTGGGTGAGAATCCGATTCTTGGTCTCTGGGAACTCCTCGTCCACTACCTTGAACTTCCTCATCCTAGCAACGGGTTCACCCTTTAGCACATAGTTGTAGGAAATGTGTGGTGTAACTCCTGCCTGTTTTCCGGTGAGAATCTTTTCACCATCTGCTACTGGGTCGAACTTGATGATGGCAACGGATGCCCCCTTGGGGACTCCTTTGAATGAGGGTTCCTCAATGGCTTCCACAATGGTTGCTGCGTCTGGCAGTCCCATTGCGGTCATTTTCTTTGATAGTAGGTTGCCATAGGAAATGCCCTCACCCTTTGACTTGGTGTTGGTCTTGGTCTTGTTAAAATAGGTGGATGCCCGTTTGGTCTGGGTCATTGCCAGAATTGCCGTCTGTGCCTCTGCGAGGGATTTCCATTCCTCCATGTGTCCGGTGTAACTCTTGTCGTAGACCTCTCCGGTTCCCTTCACCCGAACCATCTTCTTCTCCATCTTTCCGGTCTTCTTGTTTTCGACCATTTCGGGAACCATCTTCCCCGTCTCCTTGTCTTTGACCATCTTCACGACAAAGTCACCCGTGCCGTCCACAATTGCCTTCTTGGTCTTGTAACGATCTCGGATTGTGTTTAGTGCCTCCAGTGCCTTCTTCTCAGTGATGGATCCAGCAGCAATGTTCCTGCGTAACTGCTCAAACCAGATGTTCCCAAAAGTTTTGTTCCCGATGACATTCCCCTCCTGCATGAGGATGAGTTTCACATACCCACCGTTCTCTGCTGCCCGTCTTGCCACAGTCCTGGCAACTCCTGCCGAGTTGAATGCCCACACCACCCTCTTCTTGAGGTTCTCAACAATGGTCGGGTAGTACATGCCACCCTGGAGATCAATCCCCAGATACTCTCCGACCCTCATCCGATCAATGTGGATTCCGGCAATGGTGTCGGTTCGTTTGGCAATCTTGTCGTACTCCTTCTTGGACATCCACACAAAGGATGTCGGGAGGTGCTTGATGGAGAAATTGGTCTCCTCTGTCCACGGGATATCTTTCCACCCGTCCCCTTCCTGTTGGTCGGGATCAATCTCGGCGATGCCGGTATCCGGTGCTGGAGTTCCAGGTTCCGTGGTCTCATTGGGATTGGATACCGTGCCATCGGGGTGGGTAATTGGCTCCCCATTAGATTCGTTGTCCAGGTTGTCTGCTGCCTTGGCTAGGTCTGAAAGGAATTGTGCCTCGTATTCTTCCGCATCACCCCTGCCCCCATACATCTTGTAGTCCTCGTCAACTGCCGTCCGGTAGTCATACAGGGCAGTGTCCAGATCCGAGTTCCCTGTCTCCCCTGCCAGTTCATCAATATGGTCAACAAGGTCACCAAAGTCCTGGATCTTTTCACCATCTTCGTACTGCTGTAATGCTGCACGAATGGGGTTCATCTTTTCATCATCAGCAGATTCCTTGGGCTTGATCGAGAAAAGTGTCTGCTGCTCAAGGTTCCCATCAGAAACATCTGCCCCCATGAGTCGTGCCGTCTCTTTGCCTTCCTCCGGTGCAAGTCGTTCACCCATGTCGAGACCCATCGTCTCTGCAAGGTGCTGGTGGTATTCTTTGGGAACCGTGCCTGCTTCAATCGCAGCGTTGAGAACCTTTGCCTTTGCCAGGACATTCTGGAAGTACCGGAGCATTGCCTTGAAAAACCCCTTCAGTGCCGAGGGTGCAGCCTTGTACGCTTCAAACTTGCCCCCTGCGTAGTCGAGGAATAGTTGCGTGTGTGCCTCCACAATGGCAGCAGGGTTATTTTCATACTCTGGCTTGAGATACTGGTGATCCTGCCCGTCGATTGCCTTCATCCCTGCCTCGGTCTGACGGATCCACCGCACCAGGTCGGCATGGGTAAACTTGCCCATTGCGATGGCACGGTTGGTGTGGGCATCACTGCTTTCGTGCAGGAAGGTCTGGGGGTTGTGATCCAGTACCTTGATGATGTCGGTGTAGACCTTGTTCTTCCACTCGTTGGTGGTGTACCCCTCAATGATGCTGGATGACAGGGAATCGTTCTCATGCCCTCCTGCGAGTGCCACCCTCAACCGGAGTTCTGCCTCGGAGAGTGTGCTTTCCTTCTGGTCGAGGTAATCCTGTACGGTCTTGCCTGGTTCCGATGGGGTTTCCACCGTCCGGTTTTTAATCCCCTGCTTTTCCCACACCCCCATCATGTGGTCGATCAATTGGTTGAAGTGCTGGAGTTGTTTTAGTTCGTGGAATTTTTCCAACCTAATCAATCTGGAATTTGCCACCTCAAAGTCTGGTGTTTCGCCTGCCGATTGCAGCACTCCTTTGGAATCGGGAACCATGAGTCGGTAGGAACCATCATCCAGCACAATCATGGTCGGAGTTTCCGGTGACTCTGCGTAAAGCCTGGATAGGATGCTTTGTTTTTCCGCAATGGTTTTGCCTTGTGCAATAGCATCAGATCGTATGTCTCCCTTGATGCGGGTGACGGTATCCAGAACTTTGTCTAGAGGAGCATTCTGTGCTTCTAAAATCTGCTCATTGCTCCATCCCAATGCCCGCAATGCCTGCTCATCTCGCAGACCTTTAGCCACATTCACGGCAGCATTTTTTGCTTGGTCTGCATTCTTGCCACCTTGAAGTTTGTGGATGCCTGCCCCTGCGAGGGTTATGAGTGCAAAGGTTGACGCAGACTCCGGTAGTCGTAGCATGAGATCCACCAGTTGGTCGGATGCAGGGGATCCCATCTTGATTTCTGGGTCAAAGACTTGTGCCAATTTCTGTGACACAATGGATGTGGCATCGGCAAGGTTCATGCCTGCCGTGGTTACACCGATGTGTGCAATCTGGTTGACGATGCCTCCCCCAAAGGTGGTGGCGATGCGTTGTTCCAACCAAGGGAATGCCTTGAAAGCGGAACCCATTGAGATGGATTGCAGTGCCGTCATGGGTGCTGCTGCCATGACCGAAATGGCGTTTAGTTCTGCCTGGGACATCCCTGGGTTGTTTTGACGCAAAACAGTCTGCACATTCCCAATGTTGGAGAGACCCATTGCCCCGATACCAATTGCAGGATCAACTGCGAATGCTGCCATCCAAGGAACTGCACTGACTGCTCCACGAATGACATCGGTAGCAAACCCATACTCATGGAGGGGGTTGATGACATTATCGGCTGCATCCTTGAGTCGTGCCTGTACATCCAGGTCACGGGTGTAATTTTCAGCACCCTGTGCCAGTTCTGGGTTGCCTAGCAGCACACCGAGATCCCCTGCTGATGTGGCAAGTGACCGAAGGGGTGGTTCTACGATGGCATTTCCCGTGTCTACAATGCCCCTAGAAAGCGTTTGTCCGAGTTCACCGAACCATTGACCTATCGATGCTTTGTCATCTCCTTTGGCGAGGGAATACTGCCCCAGGGTCTGGAAAAACTGATTCTGCTGTTCATCGGTCATTCCCATGATCTTTGACTTCAAAGTGCTTTCAGATGCTGACGGTGTGGCATCGAATTCCAGCATGGTGTCGGAGACGGCATCCAGTTTTGGGGTTCCTTCCGGTGTGACTCCCCCCTTGAAGAAATCATAGGTCTGCTTGACCAATGGGAACATGGGGTTCATGGCAATGGCTGCACCCCTGTCGTACATGGAGGTGAATGCCTCATGGATGCCCTTCTCGTCCAGTGGTGTGCTGCCACCCTTGGACGCAATCAGAGACCCATTGCTCGTTCGCCATTCCTGCTCGGAAATGACCGGATCTTTCATCTTGCCACCCTCGTTGTCGGTGATCCCTTGATTGAAGGCATTGGTGAGAGCAGTGCCGTAGTTGAGTGTTCCGTTGATGTGCCGTCTCGCTTGGTCAAGGAAGTCTGCCGTGGACTTGGGTGCATCCTCACCCCACTGTGCCGACACCCCTTTTTGCAGGAGTTGATAATTCTTGGCAGCTTCTACGGGTTCGACTCCGGTGAGTTGCTTGATGACTGCGTAGCTTGCAGCCATTTCCCTCATTGCCTTTTTATCAATTGTGTCTTTGGGAACCGGAATGGCATCGACATTGTCCAGGGTCTTGGCAAGCCACTGGTTCGATTTGTCGTATGCCTCATTGATAAAAGAGGCAACCTTGGGATCCTGCTTGACTATGCCGAACTGTGGATTCTGGTCTGGGAAGATATCCTTGGGCTTATCCTCCTGCTGCATGAAATTTTCATCTGCCAAAATGTCGGGTTGCAGGGTGTCGGGTTTTTGAGGGTCAAGTAGGTCTGCCATGACTAGAAATTATAATTCCGAGTTGGTCTGCATTTGCCCGTCACGCAGCAGTCTCTTGAATAAATCACCAAGACCCTCCTGCCTGCTTGGTGTGATCTTTGCAGCCTCTTCTCCGTGCATGTATTCTTGCAGTGCAGCATTTGCCTCGGAAATGGTCGTGATGGGCTTGCCCTTGTACCCCTTGGAAAGCAGCACCTTGATGTCTGCCTTGCGTTGCTCAATTGCCAGCATCATCTCCGCACCAGCAGGTGTCTTGAGTTGGTCGGCAGTAGGCACTGTTCCGAATGCTCCAGCATCGGCAGCAATTTCCAATTTCTTGGAGTAGTATTGTTTCACGATGGCATCCTGGGATCGCATGCCACCATTGGTTGCCATCTCCTTGCGGATGGATTGCAATTGCTCCTGCTGGATCTGACCCTGCTCCCCTGGCACGGTTGCCGTGATCAAGGTGCTGATGTCATCCAACTCCTTGATGCGACCTTCCGGTGTGGTTGCCTGCGGGTACATGTCGAGTGCCTGCTGTGCTTTCAAGGTGTAGGCAATGCCGATGGGTGTTCCGACATTCCGGTTGTTCATTCTGGCAACGAGTGCCTTCTGCTGGTCGGGTTCTAATTTCTTAACTCCCTCATCGTTGAGAAGCACCCTGGCATCGGTGATCTCTTGGTTATCAAGCCTCCTCATCATGGAGTTGCTGATCTCGTACTGGGCATCGGTTTTTGCTGCCTGTCGGAGTGTCAGCAGATTCCGTTTGTCTGGATCGGTAAGAAACGGTGCATCCTTGATGGGTTGACCACTGGATAGGGACTTGGTCAATTGCTTGTCCCAATCGTTGTCGAGAGGTTTTGCCAGGATGATGCTTTGCACATTGAAAACATCGTTCTTGTTTTTGATGATCTCGTCGTGCTGTGCCATCACATGCGGTGGGAACCATCCGGTAGCACCCATCGTCTTGTTGATGGCAATCATGTCGGCAACACTTCCCCGATTAAGTGCGTCCTGCCAGTTGACCAGTGCATTGGTTTGCTGCTGCTGGAGGTGGAAAGTGCCAACCGTGTTGACTTGTTCTGCCATGCCCTTGGCAAAGTTGTGCATGACATCGGGTTGCTGGAATAGCTTCTCCCTGTCGGTCATCCCTGCGTAATAGTTTGCCCCGTCCTTGCCGTAGACCTGGTTGTAGATTACCGGAAACTGCTCGACGGGTTGCCCCCGCGAGGCATCCGAGAACGCTTGACCAAGAGCAATCTGGTTCTGGTAGAACTTGATCTGACCGGAGGCATAGTCCTCCTGGTTCTTTTTCATCTGCAAGCGACTATTTCCTTCGGCAATTGCCATCCCTGCCTTTTGGATGTCGGTTGCCCCTTTCATAATCATTTCTCCACCGACTGCTGCTGCAAGCGGGTTCACCTTGAGTCCTTCCAGACCTCGGTTGATGTCGTTCTTGACCTCGTTTCCAATCTGATCTCCTGCAAAGTTTGCCTGTGCCAGAGGGGTAAAGACCTCTTGGGGGGCATTGGGAATTTCTGCGATGCGGATCTGTGCCATGTGATTAGTCAATTGCACCACCGGAACCGAGTCGGTTGTTGCGTGGTGTCAGTGAGCTTCGATACTTCTGCTCCGCATACGATGAGTAACCGGATGCCAGGGATCCGATGGCATTGGAGTACCCTTGGATTTGCGTGGCATCGGCATTGGCATTGGCAACAGATTGCTGAACCCCTGCACTGGCAATGCCCATCTTCTCGTTCCAATCTGCCATCTGTTCTGCATATTTGAATTGCTGTGCCGTCTCTGCCGTGAGTTGTGACTGATAATCCGACATGACTCCCTGCCAATCCTTGTCGGCTGCTGCCGTGTTGATGCCGTAGAGGGTATCCATCCTCTTGAGTTGATTCATTGAGGCATTGTATCCCTGCACCACTTGGGCTGAACCGGAGTCGGATTGCACCCCACTGGAAGCATATGCTGCCGTGATTTCGGAAGCATCCCGTTTTTCTTGGGCATACATGCGTTGGATCTGCTCATCTCCGTTTTTTACAATTACCCCTGCTGCATTGTGCAGAACCGTTGCGTTCTGGTGCTGCATGGCACTCTGGGTCATTGCAGTCTGGTAGTTGAGCTTTGCCTGGTAACGGGTGACGGCAGCAGTGCTTGCTGCTTGAAGACGGGAAAGGTAGGCATTGTTGGATGCAGCCTCCCGTTGCTGTGCTGCACTCTTGGAGGATCCGTACAAGGACACCCCCATTGATACGGCACTAATGCCTACTGCTGCCCAAGACATGCTGCCTCCTTGGTTAGGTATGCCTGCCGAAATTCTGGATTCAGAAGAGGGTTGTTGGATGTGGTGATCTCCTCACCGATTTCATCGGGGTTGGTTTTGCTTGTCACATGAAAGGTGATCCACCGAGTGTCGGTAACGGTCACTAGCACCCTGCGGGTATTGGGTTGGGTGATCCCAACATAGGGTGCATGGTATTGGGTAATGACACCCTGCTCATCAATGACATCGACAATGCCTTCCAAAACCACAAAGGGGTGCTGTGTTAGGTGAGTCCTGCTGGTCACCAGGGTGTTTGCAGGCATGAAGATCTCTCTGGAGTAGAGACCATCTGTAAACCGATGGGTGACAGGAAGATCTGTCTGGGGGTAGGTTGATGCCCGTGCCTCCAACTCATCCATTTTGTCGGATATGTTAAGGGTGGGAGATGAAGACATTTCAGATAGATCTAATATCGTCACTAACAGAAGGAAAGTGAAAAGTTAGTCCCGTATATTTTCAGCAGTTTCCCAGAGAACCACAATGGAAACGACTGACAATGGCATGGGAAGATTTTGACGAAGGTAGAGATTGGGTGTGTATGTCCAGTTTCCACCTACCGAGAGCAGTTCAAAAGTATCCCAGGGAGTGGGTGAGACATCCATCTTGTCGGTCGTGGTTCGTGCCAGCATCTCACTCCATGTGGTGTTATCAGAAGAAAACTCTCCACCGAGGGAATTCATGACCCTTACCTTGATGCGAGGGATCCTGCTCCTGCGACCCACCGAAGACCCGTCATTGAGTTCATGCTCCACCCGCATGGGTGCGAGTTTCGATGTGTATGGGAGACCCACAATCGCACGGGACACGCTTTCCCCCAGGTAGATGGTTCCATTTTTGACCACATACTTTCCAGTGACAGGATTGACGGTAATTGCCACCACCGCATTGTCACCCCAGACCTGGACGGTCTTTCCTTCCAGGTGGTTGAGTCCGGTGATCGTGGAAAATGGTGTGGAACTGGTCACCAGTTTTGCGGAGTCCGAGAACCACCATCCCGATTTGTCGGCAGTCTCAACGGCAGTACGCACACCGAGTCGCAATTTTTCAATGTATCTCTGGTTGATGTCGGTGACCCCATCGGATGCCTTGATGGTTCGCTTGACGGAAATCCACACCTCGTCTTCACCACCGGATCCGTTGACGGTGGCAACCGACTCAATGATTCCATCGGTGAAGTGACGGGCAAAGGCAGCGACTTGCTGGTCTCTTTCGTAGACCATGTTGGTGAGACCACCATCTGCTGTGACCAACCACATCGTGCCGTCCGGCACACGGGTGTATGCCCGTTCCAGAATTCCTTTGCGAACGGATTGCTCGGAAAGCACTGTCAGATCGGGAGAGACCCAGGCATCGACCCCAAAGTTATAACTCATCTCACGCACCTTGCGGTTGCCCCTCTGGAAGAAGAGAAGGGTCTCGTTGACCACTAGGGGCGTGAGACTGGTGGAACCATACCTGGATTGCAGCTTGGCAACAATATTGGCAGCATTGATTGCACCACTGGAACCCGATACTGCCCACTCATCCGAAGTGGTTCCAATAATCATGCTGCTCTTTCCAATGAACCACTGGATTCTCCCTGCCGATGTGGTGGATAGCGTGAATGTTACGGCATCGGATGCCAGAGTGCTTAACAGGAACTGCTGGAAGTCATCCGAAGCAGAACCCCAGATCGTGTTGGGTTGCTGTAGTGTTCCACCATAGAAAACCCGTCCCTCAAAAAGACCAACGGCACTAGGGTATCCGTTGCGAACGGAGAATGCTCCCCTGCTCCACATGCCTGTTGGAATGGTGTCACCGAGTGTCTGGGTGACAATTCCGGTCGCACAGTTGGCATTGTTGCCAAAGGTTACCGAGAATGATGCACTGATGGGGACAGTACTTGACAAGGTGAGGGTTGCCTTGCCTGTTGTGCCGTTGACGGCAATGGCAGTGATCGTGGTATTGGCAGGGATATTCCCACCGGAAATGGGCATGCCCACTAACGGGCATGGGGTTCCTGCTGCCAGGTTGCCTGCATAGTCTTGGTTGATGGTCAGCGTTGTTCCAGCAACTGTTGTCGCCACAGTCGTATCGCTGGCAATGCTTGACCTTCCGGTGATGCGAACTTGACCCGTTAGCACACCATCTGCTGGTTCCAGCACTGCCTTTCCATTATTTGGTGATCCTGTGGTTGGGGTTGTTGTGACGATCCTGCACCGAACATATCCACCCTTGGGAATGGATGATCCAAATGTGAAATTGGCATCCGCACTGGATGTAAGGTTTTTGACAGCATACCAAACCCCATCATCACTTTTCTGCTCCACATAGACTGTAGCGTTCCAATAATTGTATGTCTGAACGGTGTAATTTCCTTTTACAAAAAGCGGTGTGGTCGTGCTGCTGGTCGCCAGTGAAAAGTACAATTGACGCACTGGATTCAAGTGCTGCAACTGGAAATAGGAACCGATATCTGAATTTTGAAATATGGTGGAACTGACTCCATCTGAAGGGTAGAGGAAAACATTTCCAGTTCTTGCCGATGGTGTGACCGTGGTCGTGGTGACATTGACATCCTGCACCGGAGCATATCGGTACGGAATTTCTCCGATGGTCACATTGCTATCGGAAGTGTAGGTCAACCGCAGTGGTGGGTGGTTGGGGTGTGCCAAGTACACCACCGAATTGATTTGCAGAATCGAAATGGAACGCAGTTCATCCTCGGTGTACCAGAACCCTGCTGGAACGGTGGTGAAGGGTACTCCCGTGTAGTCCACCGGAACGGCATTGGCAGTGGTGATTTGCTGTTCCCCTCTCCAGAAATGGATGAATCCCACGCCGATTTCCATCACGACCGTGTTGGATTCGTTAAAGTTCAGACCATGCAGCCTGGATCGTGTCGATTGAGATCCTGCGTTGCCGATGTACTGTGTTCCTGGTCTCCGGTGTGCCGTCCCGTAGATGGTGGGATACATGTTTTCCAGCAGCAGGCATCCGTTGCGGTACTTATCCAACGACACCCGATCCTGCAAGTAGGGTGACAACTCCCCTGCATTGAATGAGGAGATGAGTGTGTTGATCATCGGCTAGACAATCCTTGACTGTACCAGGGAAGAATTCACCCAGAGGGGTTTCCTGCGGAGTTGGTTTTCCACACCATCGATGCGTCTCGCCTCTCCAAGCATGTACTTGTACTCCTGGTTGAGACGGGTGGCGATATCCATGCTGCCTGCCAATGGCTTGGCAAGTCGGGCTGCAAGTCGGAGTGACAGCACCTCGGTGAAGACCGAGTCAAAGTAGTTGGCATCGGTGATGTCCCGCACATAGGAAATCTTTGCTTCTTCCACATCGGAAAGCAGAATCCTGCCTTGGATCTCGTAGTTTTGCGTGGGCTGCTCGGAACCAAAGGCATTGACCTGGATCAGTTTGAAATAATCGGTTGGGAGTTGGTACGCATAAGTCCAATCAAATGGAGGTGCGTCCGTGAGCATCGGTAACTGCACAAGTGCCACTGCGAAATTCCAGTTGTGTGACCGGAGAACCTCTCGACGGGTCGGGTCGTAGAGGAGGTTGGCAAACCGTGCCTCTTGGGATGGATCGTCAAGCGACAGGATGCTCTGGTCACCAATGTGTGCCAGGGCAAGATTGCAGATCGTGACGGTATCCATGTTGGGTAATGATTAAAAGAAAGGGGGTGGCAGCATGTAGCCACCACCCCCCGTCCTAGTGATTGACTACTTGGTTGTGTCGCAAGCGATGGTGACCACACCCTTCTCCTGGAGACGGGTCGCACCGAGGGACGCTACCGAACGCACCTGGAGAGCATGGGAGATGTCGGGACGGACATCCATGTAGCTCTTCTGGTTGCCACTGGCAAACGCCACCATATCCTTGTGGTAAGCGATGACCGTACGAACCGCAGGGGTTCCGGTGACTCCGAGTAGTTCGCTGCGAACCACATCGAATCCGAGGAATCGGGTGGCATCTCCATTCACCAATGCCTGGACGGAATTGAAGAGGTTGGAGGTGTACTCGGTGGTTCCGAGGAGTGCTGCGAGTTCGCCACTGGAAATGACCAGCACACGACCATCAGCAGGAACCTCGTTGGAGTCGAGGATCCGCTTTGCCTCACGCAGTTTTGCGATAGTGAGGTTGGCATTGGATCCACTGTTGCCGAACTGAACTCCGACTTGCTGCGACGAAGGCAGGGCAACCGTGGTGGTGGCACTGTTGATCGTGTAGACCGTTGGTGTTGTCGTGTCGGTGACCGTGGCATTGCCCGTGAGAGCAGAGATGAGGGTCGAGTCGGCAAGACGGTTGTACGCAGCAGCCTGGGAAGCAATACAATCGGATGTCGGCAGAACCACTTGACCGAGGAACTGCTCGTCAAACTCACCGAAAAGGGAGGAAGTCTCCCAAGGGGTGAGGTATGCCCAACGGGCAGGCATTGCGATGTCCACATTGGGTGTGGCAGCGTTCTTGGTGGTGACCTGGGTCATGCTGGTCGTCCCGAAGACATTGAGGCGAAGAGCCTGTCCTTCGGTGGCGACAACTTTGGCACGATCCTTGATGCGAGCCTGGATTTGCTGAACTGCGGTCAACCAATTGAGTTCAAATTGCGTTACGAAGTGGTCGGGAATTGCGGTGAGATTAGCCATGATGTTTGTGAGTAAGGGGTGTTGTTTGAGTTGTTGTTGAACTGACGAGTGTCCAGTTCCAACTTGATTGCCCTCTCGGATCAGTGGTCTGGCAGTACATGGGTCGGGGTCTTTCGATTATCCCTAACATGTGCCGTTAGGTGCGATGTAAGGGTACTAACCTAACTGGTCAACAATAAATTTGAGAATGTGCAAAGAAATATGTCGATTGTGTAAACATAAAACATCGACATGTTTAGTTCCTGCCAGTTCGTGTACACGAAAAGACCCCCACCCAGGTCTCCCCAGGTGAGGGTTTTGAATCGTTGTGTTAAGTCGGCTTGAGCCTAGAATAGTTGTGTTAACCCTGCTTGAGCAGATCAGTCACAAGTCGTGCCGTGTCTGGGTCTCCTGCCCTGTACTTGGCATAGAGGGGGTTACTCTCGTCCCGCATGATCGACATTGCCCTTGCCCTGCCGATTTGCTGCGTGGCAGGGGAATCGGAGGTGACCAGACGGTCATCACTGATGTGGGAAGCAAGCCTCTGGAATGCCTTGACCACTGCGGGATCCGAGAACCCAGGGGAATTGAGATCCGCACCAACGGATTGTGCTGCCCGTTTAGCGAGTGCTAGGTTGCTGTCGTACTTCGCACCCCACTCATCTGCCAGTGCCTTGCGGTTGGCATCGTTCTGTGCTTTTTCTGCGAGTTGTGCCTTCTCGGTCATGACCGTTGCGTACTCGGCATAGGCAGAAACGATTTGTTCCATTGCCTTGGGAGTGACCCCGTTGGCATGGGCGATCTCATTGAACTTGCCAATGGCATCGGTGTCCCAAGCAGCACCCTCCGGTAGGTTGCTTGGCTTGACCGAGTACTCCTTGACATCCTCTGGCACTCCAATCTTTCGGAAGAACTCGGTGCGTTCCTCCGGTGTGGCATCCTCCCCAGGGATCTGCACGGCATTCGCCTTGCCTCCGAGCATCTTCTGGGCATGCGAGTAGGATTTGAGCAGTGACGGCAGATCCTTGAAGTTTGCGTACTGTGCTGCGTTCTCTTGGTACTCCTTGGGCAGACGGTCAATCCACCCTTGGGAGAACTCCCCCTTTTCGTTAAGGAATCCGGTGCTTGTGGTAGCGGATTCCGGTGTCGGTGTAGGGGTGGCAAGCATGCTCCCCTGTGAACTCCCCGATTCTGCAACGGGTGCAGAGTTGTCGGAGACTGCTGGTGCTGTGGTTTCTTCCATAGAGTGGAGAGGTGGCATGCCACCTCATGGCAAAATTAGAGGGGGATACGATCCAGGTAGCGTTCCTTGATTTCTTCCTCGGTGTGGTTCTCCTTGAACCACTGGATGTAGGCAGGATCCAGATCTCCAAGCCACGGATTGAACTCCGGTGGGGGAGTCTTATCGGATTGCTTGGGTTGCCTTGGCTTCCTGGTTGGCTTGGTGGGTTCGTTGGTGTGCATGAGTGAGGTGTAAAATGACACTGCGTTGACCGTCCCGAATGGCTGCATGGAGTTGGCAGTAACTGCCATCCTCGTTCTTGATGAATGCAGGGGCATTGGTTCCGAATTTGCTTTCCAAATCCTTCATCACCAGTTCGCCTTGAGGCGAAGAGAAGATGCAGTAGGAGTCTGCGGTTCTTTGTTTTTCGTTCATCCCATCATGGGTTGGTTAATGGCAGCATCCTGCTTGATGCTTCCTAGCTTGGATGCCGTGTCGGCAAGGTGCTGTTGCATCTGCTGCTGTGCTGCTGCCTGCTGTGCCTCCATGCGTTGCTGACGCATTTGTGCCATCTGCTCGGAAGTACGCAGGAACTCTGGGTCAAGACCCTCCGACATGGCACTCTCACGAAGGATTTTATCGGCATCCAGGTTGTCGGTGACCGAGAAGTCCTGGGTGAGTTGCAGAAGTTGCCCTGCCCGTGCCATTGTTGCGTCCACGGCACTGACTTCCATTGCCTTCACTGCAAGTGCGAGTCTGCTGCTGTACTGAATCTTGGGTTCCGGTGAGACCGGAGTGCCATCGGGTGCAATTTGGATGAGTGCCTGGGGAAGTTCTGGGAAGAGTCCCTGGCGAATGCACAGACCGTAGACCCTCTTGAGCAGGGGAGTGAGCATTTCACTGGAGAGTCGTGAGAATGCAGGGGAGAAAGAGAGCAGTTTCTCTGCTTCTCTCGCACGAACCTCGGTGGCAGTCATCCGGTTCGGTGAGTTCTGCTCCTGCTGTGCGAACATGGAAAACAGGGGAACCATGAAGGCATCATTGATGGCATCCTGCTTCTCCTTGAGCCTCTCCAGCAGCCCCTCGGTTCGCCCCACCGTTGCCCATTCACGGGGGATGGCAGAACTATCGGCAGGGTTGAAGTAGGTGATGCCTCCTGAACCCATCTCGACTGCCCCCTCCATGTTCTCTGGGACAAGCAATCGTGGGTACGCTAGGAGTTCTGCGATGGCATCCAGGTTCTTCTGGATGTGCTGGCACTGGCGAATGTCTGCCAAGGCAATCCATCCAGGACCGTACCCGTAAGGGGCATCCTGCCAGGTGTAGTATCGGCTGCAAAAGAAGGGTTGCTCGTCGTAACCGGAATTCTTCAAGCAGTGCTTTGAATCCAATTCGATCCAGACCGATCCGATTTCCTTGTTCTCTCCATCCATCTTACCCTTGTCCCGATCCGAGTCGGGTCGGGGGTAGATGGCATGGATCACATTGACCTTCTGGTCGAGGTTCTTGCCATTGGCATTGTTGTATGCCGTGCGTGTGGAATCTGAAACATTCTCAATGCCGAACTTGTCCACGAGATTGCGAACCGACATCTGGATCTTGCGGAACATGGTATCGATGTAGCCCAAGTGGTTTTTGCTGATTGCAAATGTACCCACATCAAATGAAGAAAAGTTCAGTGCCTGGGTGTCAGAGGGTTCCACAAACAGCACTGCCGTGCCGTAGCAGGAACGATCCAGGTAATGCTCATGGCAGACCGAGTAGAAATTGCTGGATGCCAGTTGCTCGTAGACGATCTCGGTGACCTTTCCAAAATACTCTGCCACCCCATCAGCAGCTTCCAGGTTGTCCGGTGGGTCGTAGGAAAACCACCTGGTGTTGGCAGGGGTTATGTAGGATGCACTGCCACTGGCGTTGAGTTGATTTGCCCTCATTGCCGTGGTGTCAAAGAGCAGTGCCTCTTTCCACCCTGTGGGAGTGGTCGTGTTGTTGAGAACACTGCTCCTGCGAGGCATGATGTAGTCGGCTAATTTCTGCCACTGACCCATCCAGTACGACCGATCAGCATCCATCTGCGACCACCGTGCGGTGATTTCGGTCACAATCTTGGTGTGATCCTTTTTGCTGTACACCTCGGATTCTTCGTCATCCGGTGGTGTGATGCCACCATTGGGCATAGCCTGCTTGGTGGATGCCATACCCTAGTTTGTGCCTAGCAAAGAACCGGATCCGGTCGCAGGGTTAATTGCTGACTGCAACATCGTCGAACGGAAACCATACTTGTTGGCATTGTCTTTTTGTGCCTGGTATCCTGCCTCGGCTGCTCCAGAATTGATTTGCGTGGGTGTCGCCAATTGTGGTGGAGGTGGTGGAGGTGGAGTTGGAGGTGGAACCGGAGGTGCTGGTGGTGGCGTGTAATTGCCGTAGTTCTGATTGCTATGACTGCCACCACTAAACCATTTCCCAATATTGCCAAAGAAATTGCCACCTTTAGCAACTAGAAGATCGGGCTTTTCATCACGCTTGACAGGAGGAAACGGGACACCTCCAGCAATTGCCAACTCTGGGGTTAATCCATTGATTATGAACGAAAAGATTTCACGCATTTCCTCCAGATAACATCCCACTCATATCGACGCAAGATGTTATTTCGTTCAAAAGATGCATACTTGTATTTGTTAGGTGCGTACATTGCCAAGTCCACCAATGCACCGGAGTAAAGGTAGACATGCCACATGTCGGGTGGTGTATCCCAGGTGTTGTGCCAGGGGTTGACGATATCATCTCCCATTGCGTCATGGGATACGGGTCGTGCCATGTAGAAAAGGTTCTCATCAGAATACACAAACCCGTGCATGAGATGTGCCTCCAGATCCTCGGCAAATGTCCTGGCACATTTCTCCTTCTGATAGACTGCTGCTGCTCTTTCGACGGGTCTCATCGGTTGGCAAACTTCTGCCTCATCCCAAAGTGTTGACGGAATGCGGTGCGTGGGATGTGGGTGCGATCAATGATGAGACCCTGCTTGAGACCCTGGAATGCCAGTGAAAAGGCATCGGCTGCATGGGAGGAGTGATCGTGTACCGGAACCTCCTGCACACTCACCCCGTCCCTCATTTCCTTGGCATGGTAGTTGTCAAGCGAGTCCAGACCATCGGCACACCCGTCCTGGTTGAAAGAGACCCGTGGGAATGCGTCGAGTGCCAGGTTGATGCCGTCCCACACATTGTGCTGCCTGTTGACACCGGAGATATTGACCAGACCAGCAGTGAGCAGATTTCCCTCCCACAGGGATCCGTTGCGGGTCTGGGCATCGTGGGGGATCAGATGACACCCGAACTGGTACTGAATCCCCTTGAGCCTCGCCACCCAATCGGCAGGGGTGGCACAGGCATGATCCCCAAAGAGACACTGGAGCATCACGATCCGGTCACCGATGACTTGAAAGCACCACACCCTCTGGTTGTTGGCTCCACCCACATCCCATGCCGTGTAGACCGGAGACTCCTTGTGCCAGAGGATGTCGTTACTCACCCTCTTCTCGTTTCGGGCAGTCTCCAAGGCACGGGAGTAAATTGCCCCGATGCGTGAGACGGCAAAGGAACAATTGAATTCCTGCTCATACACATGCTCCGGTGTGCCTCGTTTGATTGCTGCCAACTCCTCCGGTGCAATGAGACCACTCTCATCTGCCGTGAGGAGCATCGTGTACCATTCTGGATCGTTCAGTGCCTCTTGCCACATTCGCCAAAAGATGTTCCTGCCCTTGGGAGTTCCAATAATGACTGCCTTGCCCTGGTAGTCTGCCAAGCAGGGTCGGATAACTGAATGCCATGCGGAGGCAGGGATGTCTGCCATCTCATCAATCACCACCAGATCCATGAATGTGCCTCTAATTCGCTCAAAGTTCTCACCCGATAGCAGCTTGATCACTGCCCCATTCGGGAATGTCACCGTCAGATCTGCCTCGGTGATCTTCACCTTGGGGATCTTCTCCACATATCGCTTGAGTTGCGACCAGGAGATGTCTTTCACCTGGGAGTAGGTGGGTGCGATCATGGCAGCACGAACCGGAGGATCCTGCCTGGGGTGGGTCAGCACCTGGTGGATCATGTCTTGGATGCAGGCAACGGTCTTCCCTGCCCGTCGATGGCAGACCAAAATTGCAAACCTCTGCTTTCGCTCAAGGAAGGCACGAAACTGCTTGCGAGGGGAGACCTCCATGTCTGCCTCAATGAGATCAGTTACAGTCTCCACCGATCTTTATGTTGATTTTTACCCTACCCGTCTGCTCCACCTCCACCTTGTCCCCGAAGACCTTGGGAGCGAGCTTGCCGAGCAGCCACTTGTAGGTGTCCACCCGTAGCTTGGATCTCTGGATGTGGTCGGTATTGGGTACGGTTGACTGATGTCCGGTCTTGGCATCCTCCCTAATCATCCAATCATTCCTGCCGTCATTGGCAATCTGGAGAATCTCGTCGGCATAGTGCTGAATCTGTAGCTCACGGGCATGTGCGTATTGGTAACGAAAGTTTTCGTTTTCATGCAGCCACCGATTGACTGCTTGCCTAGAAGGCATGCCTGCTTCCGAGCAAATATCCCGTAAAGAGAGACCATCACCGATCTTCTGGCAGATCTCTTGTGCGATTTCTGGAGTGAACGATGACGGTCTCCCGATGGGCTTGGGAGGAATGGTTGCTATGGCTTTCTTTTTTGCCATGAAAGGTTTCGCTTTGCCGATTGGGGAGATGCTGCGAATGACACCCTAAAGACGCAGAATGACTCCTGCACCCCGACACTCTGGCAACTTATGCACTGGAAACTAGAACGGGATGTCCTCGTCGAGATAGGGGGAGAGGTCGGTGAACAGGGGTGCGTTTTTCTTGGGTTCGTACACAGGAGGAGAATTGCGAGTCGGTTTATCCGGTGAAGGGTGACTCTTGAATGCACCCTGCTGCTCTCGAAATTCACTGACCTTGAGACTGATAAAATTCTGCCCGTTGCGTGAGACTTTTGTCCAGGCAGCGAGTTGCCACCGTTTCCCCTTCTCATCGGTGAAGTGACCCGTGTGGGTCGGTGACTTGGGGTTGCCCATGTTTTCCTTTTCAAACAGGACTCCGGTGTTCTCTTGTGGGTATTCGTTTTTCTGGTTCTGGTACATGCGTGTCGGTTGGTTGTTCTCGGTGGGTGTGATGCCACCTTGAGACCGAACTAACGCAGGGTGTCTGGGGTGGGCAATGCTTTTGTTTCCAGTGCCTCAATCATGTGATCCACAAACCACCGTGCCTTTTTGAGATCTTCCAGTTCCTTGTCCGGTGATCCCTTCTTGCCTGCCCTGTAGATGTATTTGATGGCAGCACCCTTGGGGAACGAGAGGTGACCGATCATGTCGATGAGTTCGATTCCCTTCGGATTGTCGGTGTAGTGGGACGGGTGATTGACGGGGTCACTCATTTTTTTATGCGTTTTTTGATCCACTCTATTGCTGCCTCAATCTCTGGGATAAAGCAGATCAGAAACAACAGGCACATGAGCAGGCAGCAGAGTGCCAGGAATGTGAGCAGCATCGTGATCATTGGATCTCCTCCTTGAGTTTGCGTAGGTTCTGCGATGCCCTGCCCCAGGGTTCGTAATTGACATACGCTTTTGCCCATCCGTTTTGCTGGAGGGTCTCGGCAATTTCAATGGCACGGTTGAGTTCCCGTTCTAGGGTTCGTGCGTGTTCCACCAGATCGGTGGCATACCCACCAGGCATGACCCGTGAGTCGGTGCGTGGGGTGTCACTCGGATTGCTCATTTTCTTGATCGTGTCGGATTTCCTTGATGATGTTTTTGAGGATCATTGCCTGCTCACTCTCACGACCGTGGAATGTCCGGTAGTGGATGTATTGGGTGTAAAGGAAAGCAACGAGTTGCTCCCTCATGTCCTGCCTGCCCTGTTCGTATGCATTCATGCTTTGTAGGTGGTTCTGGTGAATCCGTTCTTCATGTGGGTCACCCTTCCGGTTGACTCACGCTTGACCGAACGGATCTGTTCCATCCCATCTCGGAATGCGGAAAGTTTGACCCTCCAAGCATCTCCCTTGCCCTGGGTGCGTTTGAGTCCTGGTCGAACACTCATGGGTTGAGTTCCTTGAGGTGATCCAGCAGGGTGTCCGGTGGTTGCAGATCGGCATCTGCCACTGCCACCCGTTGCCCGTAGCCAAAGTCCTTGAGGATGTGCTTGTCTCGGAATTGCTCACGGGTGATCCACCCAATGATATCCACCTCACTGGCACCGGATAGGGATGTTGCTACCCCAATCTCTGCTGCGAATTTCTCCAGGGTGTTGAAGTACAGATACTTGGTGTAGGGCTTTCGGCATTTCACCTGAATGCGAGTCTGCCCGTACTGGAGATCGGTGATCTTGTCATCTCCTGTGATGGATGGTTTTCGATCCACCTTGAGTCCCAACTCGGCTGCCACTGCTGCCTCCCCCATGACTCCTTGGAGACCTATGGAAAAATCAGATGACTCGCAGTAGCGTTGGTTGGATGCTGCCGTCTTGCATGCCTGCCTCTCGGAGGCAATCATTACCAGCACCGGAAGTTGGTACTGATTGAATGCAATGGTGACCTTCCTAGTTTTTTTCATCTGATCGTCGGTTTGGGATCAATTGGTCGAGATATCGGTTACGGTAGGGTAGGAAGTCAAGGTGGGAGTCCACCCCGTGGTAAATGTCTTCCGATGCTTGGAACCCAGGTTTTGGCAGTGCGATTGCCCGTTCCGGTGCGTAGGGAAGGATGAGTTTGAAATCCTCGACATCCATCAGAAGGTGTAGATGTCGGAAAACTCTATGAGTCTTCTCATGATTGCTTCGGCACGGTCAGCAGAAAACATGGTGCGTAGTTGCTTGGCATTACTGTTACTCGTCCAGATGGTTGGTTTGCGGTGCGAGGTTCGATACTCCAAGAGTTCGTAGAGGGATGCCTCTGCACGGTCGGTCATCTTGTTCTTGCCTAGGTCATCCAGCATCAAGACATGAACCCATCGTGTCAGATGCAACAATCCCTCTGCCTGCCGACGATGTTTGATGTCATCCGAAAACTGATCAGCACATGCGAAGGCAAAAAGTGTGGCAGGGCAGAAGTAGCACCACTTGCACTCCTTTGCTATGCGTTGAAGCAGTAGAACCCCCAATCGTGACTTGCCTGCACCGGAAGTGCCAACCATCCCAATGCCCTTGGGATTAAACTCCCAGGAGTCCACGGTGACCACTGCGTCAAAAGGCAGCCTGTTCTTGTCCGTGTCCCTGTAGATGGGTGGTATGGATTCATTCAAGTTGCGGATGCACATCTGGGTTTTCCCGTTCCTGCTATTTCTTGCCTCCTCATGGATGAGTTTATCCACACAGGGATCGCAGTATTTGGGAGTGAAGACATTCCTCCCGTTGATCATGGCGGGCTGAAAGAGGAAGGAGGTGCTGCATTCCTCGCATGTCGTGGTTTCAGAATGCATGATCATATTTTGATGAGGTGGTGGCAGCATGTGGGGTGGGCTTTCCGGTGGGTTGAAAGATTCCCTGCCACCCGTTGGAAATGGATGCCTTGAGTGCCTCCACTGCCTGGTCGTGTCCCCACTCTGCCATCTCTTGAAACTTGGCATGGATGGATGCCGACTTGAGGGTCTTGAATTTCGACTGCCTTCGGTAAGTCATGTACTCCTCCCATGCCTGCTTGAATTCCTGCGTATCCAACTCAAAAGGAAAAACAACCGGAGCAGCTTGCTGCGACTTTTTTGTCTTTTCTTTCTGGGTCATAGGTACTGGGTCATGGGTAATAGGTAGCTCAACGTTCGTTGAGCGTTCGTTGAGCGTTCGTTGAGCGTTCGCTCGATCCTGCCGTGCCTTGACAGAGAGGAGTGCCGACTCCTTGGCTTTTTCACTCTTGGCATAGGTGGAATCCAGTTCCTTCTGCACCCTGGGGTGAACCCATCCGGTGTCAGTGAGGATGAAGTATTCACCCAAGACATTCTGCACAGATGTTAGTTCACACCGAACTCGACGGGAGATCACCTTGGGATCGGGATCAAGTGGTGCTTCGGTATCGTAGCAGATGTCCAATATCCTCCTATAGGCTAGGTCTTCCTCGTTGGTAAGGTGAACCGTGGCGTGAGCATACGACTTGATGTTAAATGCAAAGAAATGCATCAGATGGTCGGTGGAGGGTTGAGTTCCGAATCGATCTCCCGTAGGAAATCCTTCACCTCTGAAGTCTGCCGTGCCACCAGGTAGCGTCCCCCTGCCCGTAGGATCTCCTCACGACAGGCTTGCTGCTCCGGTGACAACTTGCTTCCGGTCTTCAGTTCAATGCATACAAAGAGACCCTTGTAGCAGAGGGTAAGATCTGCCCACCCCGTTGGTACGAGATATGACCGTTTGTCAGTTCTGCTGTACACAAAAGGGATGCCCAGGATCTTGAGGAACCGAGTCACTTCCGAGTGCAGATCCTTCTCCAACCGATCCTTGATCTTTCGGTTCACCTCCTCTGGCAGATCCCCTGCCTTACCTAGAGTATTCCGGTCATCCTTGCTCATGCACCGGAGGATGTTCACTGGTAGGACAGGAGGGGTCATTGGATCAGATCCTTTGCGTACTGAAGTGCTGCCAGGAAACCGCACTCAAAGGCATGCTCCACCCGTTCCTCGGTGGTCGGGATCCGTTCATGATCTCCCTCCCTCACTAGGAGACGCACTGCCTCGGTTGCCATGTATTCTGCCTGGAGTTTTCTGAATTCTATAAGTGTCATTTCTTTTTCTTGGGTAAGTCTGGTTTCTGGTACGAGGTGTAAATTCCCTGCCCAAAGGAGGAATTGAAGGTGTGAGTGAGTCCCCGTCTCTTGAAGAAATCGTCGCAGTGACGCTTCATCTCTGCTGCCGACATCTGGGAAATGTCGCTGCCCATCTCACTGATTCTCATGCGGATCGGTCTGCCGTTTTGTTTCATAGGGTTCCCCATTGGGTTGCCATTGCATTTGCAATTCCCTGGTAGGTGGTAGACCGGATCTTCCATCGATCCTTGGAGGGTGCTAACTTGTTCTGACCGGAAGCAGTTTGGTTGCCCCACACTTGCCGTGCAGGAGTCTGGCATCCGTTGGGACATCCGTACTTCCCAAGGTCATAGTGGAATCGGCAACCACACTGGCATGCGTAGGATGGCAGGAAATGGTGATTGGGAACCAGTAGTGGCAAACCCTTCAACCACAGGCATGTTGCCTTGCTGGCATTTTCACCGAACTGATGCGGGTGAATTATCTGATCCGGTTTCCTAATCCTGCTACTGATCACCCCTATCGGGTTTTCAACGGCAACCTTGGGTATCGGTGCGTCGAGGAACAACCGAACAAAGTCCAGTGCCTCCTCGGTAAGTTTAGGGTCACGCAGTCCCCTTTTTGTCCAGTGCATACCCGAAGAGCAGAGGTAGGTGCATGGAGGAAATGCAATCAGCATGTCCCACCCGTCCCCGATGATATCCTCCACCCTTCCGGTGTGGTGCGGTCCTGGCGTTTCGGATGGCAGCAAATCGCATGAGGTGGCATCCCACCCCAAGGCACGAAAAGCATCACGCACCCGACCGGAATACTCACAGGCTACAAGCAGTCTTTTCATTCGCAAAAAAAGGTGGGATCGAACCCCAGGATGACCTCTTGGAACTCATCCAATTGAGACAGGAGTGCCATGTTCAGTGCCTTCATTGCTGCCAACTCGGATTGGAGTTGGGCATTCTGCACGAACAAGTCCCGTGTTCTCATGGATAGGTTGCAGTGGTTCCGGTGGATCTGCTGCAACTTGGCAATGAGATCACCCTGGAGTTTCGATGCCATTGACCTAGTAGGTAATCTTGTTGGAGAGTGCTACTTCGATCCGGTCAAGACGGGTGAGGATCGTAGACATGAACCCTTCAATCATCTGCTGGTTGATCATGGTGTCCTCAAACTTGCACTCGATCTGGCAAGCCTCCGGTTCCTGCTGTGCTACCCGTCTGCGAATCTTCTCTGGGAAGATTTCCTTCACCGCATTCCCAATGTGGGAAACCGTGACGACCATATTCAGTTCCTCTGCTGCCATTTCTGCAATGTCAGAATAGTAGAACTCGTTGATGATGTTGGGTCTATCCTTCAACCAGGAGAAGAGACTCATCTTCTGACTGATGGTTAGGGTTGCTCTGTTTTTCATGGGTATGTTTTCTATTGGGTTTGTATTACTTACTGCTGACCAGGGAGACGGTTGCCTCCGAGATTGTGGAAGGGATGGGTTCGTCGGTGAGTTCTGCCCACCGTTTCTTGACTGCCTTGGTGTCGAGTCGTTCACTGCCCTTACGGGTCTGGAGTTTCCAACCGGAGACGGTCTTTCCCGCTTCCAGGTCGGCTTTTAACGAGTCTTTTACTCCGAGGGAGTCAAAGATACCCTCCAGTGACTTGAGCAGGGTCAGAGCAGTTCCCTTGTTCGCAGGGGATGCCATGATCCACTCGGCATTGATGCGTTCCGGTAGGGCATCGACCAGAGTCAGTGCAACCTTGGCAGGATCCACCCATTCACTGCATGTGGATTGCTTCTCGCACCAGTTGCAGTACTGGTTCTTTTTCGGTGGTTCCACACCCTTCTTGATCCGATCAAACAGGGGGTAGATGAGACCCTTGCACTCCTCCAAGGTGGTCTCAAAACTCCATGCCTCGTTCTCATCATCGTCGTGGGGGATGATCACGCATCGGCACTCGCTCTCTCCGGTCAACTCCATTGCTGCCAAAGCGTAGCAGGAGAGTTGGTAGACATAGGATGAGACAGGCTGAACCCCCGTCTTGATATCCAGAATGACCAGTTTCTTGGTGGCATCCCACCCATAGGCATCAAGAGTGCCGAATGTGAGGGTCTCAAACGCATGCCCTGGGACATCCAGCATCTTCTCAATCCCGATGAACTCGGAGATCTGCTGCTGGATCCGTTTGACTGATCGCAGGATCATGGGGTCGGTGGAGACCCGCTTTCCCTCCAAGTGGTCGGTGATGTCCAAATGGATGGCAGTTCCACGGTGTGCAGCCTTGCCTACGGTCTTCTTCCCTTGGAAGGGGATGCAGAGGTTCTTCTTGTCCGTCGAAGACGGAGAGTGTTCGTGGTGTAGCTTTTCCATGATTAGGCAGCGACAGGGGTGAATGCTTTCACTTCGTCCCAGACTTCAATGAGTCTCCGGTGGATGCCCTTGGAGAGATCGCCAATATACTCGGCATCTCCGATTTTTGCCCCCTTGGAATAGAGGAACCCAAAGACCTGGTCATCGGTGACCTTGTCCCGTTCCATGAGTTCCGAGAGGGTCGGTGCTGCCACCTCTTGGGGTTGCTGTGCCTCGGCAATCGCTGCCTTTGCCCTCACGATCTTCTCTGCCTTGGTCTCCGGTGCTGGAGCAGGAGCAGGGGAGTTGTGGAACTTCTTTGCAGGGGTGCAAGCTGCCTGCCCGTCATCGTCAAGTGCTGCCAAGGATAGCAGTGCCGATAGGGAGTACCTCCGTTGGTACGATACGGAAGACCCGTACCCTTGGGCATCCATCTTGGTGATGATGAGGGGTGTGGTGGTTTCTAGGAACTCACCGGACTCATGCAGCAGCATGGTGGTGATGTTGGTGTCCCCCAAGAGTTGGAGAACGGATAGACCCACATCTGCCAGTGGGGTGCGGATTGCGTCGAGGATACCACCGAGGTTTGCGTAGGCATTCCGGTAGTGTGGGTTCTCTGCGTTCTTGATGATCGCAGGAGCGTGTGCGTGGAACCTTGCCAATGCTTTGGCGAGGGTCGTGATGTTTTCTGATCGGTTCATGTGTGTTTTGTCTGTTTGGGTTGTCTGATGATCCCCTCGGTCACTTGCCAGGGGGAAATGCTGTAGATTGAATGCGGAGTCCGGTATCCCGTTGGAGTCGGGCTTTGGAGTAACCCGTCCACCGTGCGTACCAGTTCCAGAATCGGATGAGGGTCTTCATCGGGTGAATCGGGAAATGATCCAGGTAAGGATCTCTGCTGCCTCGTCACGGCAGAGCAGGAGGGTTGCGGTAAGAATAAGGAGGAGGAGTGCAATCATGAGAATAGCTTTGCTAGGATTCCCTTTGGGTGGACTGCCACCTCTGGGCATAAAGGGGGATGTCCCCCTGCCTCAATCATTGCGTCAATGTCAGAGACCCGTAGCAAACGGGTTCCTCCAATAATGTACGACTTTAGTATTCCCTTGTTCATCCAGTTGTATAGGGTCTGCATGGAGACCGAGCAATAGTTGGCTGCTTCCCTGGGTCGTAAGTATGGAATCGGTTTACTCATGGGTGTAATACATTAGGAAACAAGCGGTGTACTCCCACCTTCACGCAAAACGAGAAGGAGTTGTTTGTGAAATTCGTCCACGAATTCCTCACGGGTCGGGAAAAGGTTGTCGATCTGATCTGCTTGGGTTTCATTAATGGGGATATCGATTGGTTGCACGGATTAGGTGTCTTTCTGTTTAGGGGTTTTGGTTTTTTTAGACTCAATGACTGCATCGACTACTTGGGTCAAAACTTCGGTCATGGTCACTCCCTTGGACTTCGCCAGTGCTGCCAGGGCAACATGCTGCTCCTCGGTCAACCATGACTGAAATTTCCGTTTTCCTTTTTTTCTCTGGTTTGGCATCGGTCTGGGGTGATTCGTATCTGGTGTACTCACACCATGCAAGCGTTATTTTTTAAAGAGTTGGGATTCTATGTAACCGGATGGGGAAAGGTTTCCCCGTTTGGAATCGATCTCCTCCCACTGCTTGTTTTTTAGGGTGATTGACTTGGAGGTTGAGGTGCGTCCGGTGGGGGGTCTCCCCGATCCGGTACGCTTGCCCCCGTGTGCTGGTGTCTTTTTGGGCATATGGTTAAAGCTGATAAAAAAACCTGTAGCGTCTAGCTTCGTGATCTATTGACCAGAATACCTGTTCAGCTTTTTCCGCTACTTCTCTTGCTTGGGTGATGTCTTTGCCTTGGGAATAAAGACCCATCAGAATGTCCCGTGCTTTTGCCAGATTCCGAGAGGCATCACGGTACTCCTTTCGGATCTTTGATGCCGTCTTAAAACCAAGTCCAGTGCGGTTGCTTGTCTTTGCGTATGAATTCATGGTCGTGGTCTCCGGTGGGTTAGCGATGCGTCCTTTTCTCTTCTTGGGCAAAACTTTCTTCCCGTGCCTCCAGGTAGTCGTTCAGATACTTGTCATGCTGGAGATCAGCATATGCATCGGGATTCGGCAACCCCATGTACACTGCTTGTTGGTATGCCCGTTGAGCTATGTCTAATGCCTTGCAAAGAATGATGGGTTCAACTCCTGCCCACCGTGGATTGCTGTTTTTCATGTTTGTTTTTTTCTGGTTGTGACTCGGCGTGATTGCCTCATCTACAACTAGGTATACTCCCACCTCTTGAATGCGTCAATGATTATTTCAAGATATTTTTAATGGGGTGTAGAACCGCATAAATACTAGGTGTAGAGTTCCTTTAGTTTAGAAAAAAAGTCGGCTAAAGGAATAGAAAAGCAATTTTCCGCAAAACCTTTTTGACAATCAAAGTTGCCAGAATGCCGTACTGTCCCTCCTGGTTACCAGGTTGGCATAGGTGGAATACAGCAGCACCGGAGAGGTGTGACCCATCTGAAATGCTGTGGTGACCGAGTTCTGCGAGGCAGACAGTAGCATGCTGGCAAAAGTGTGACGGCAAATGTTTGACGGGTACTCCGGTAGACCAAGCAGGGCAGCACACCGTTTCCAGTACGGGTCGAAGTCGTGGTTGGTCTTGCCCTCAAGGAATGCCCCATCCCCTCGGTGCATGTGCCTCTTGAATGCTTCGGTGAGACTGATCTGCCTCGGTCGCATTGCCATTCCCTTCTTGCAGATCTCTTTGGTTATTGCGATCTCGTTGTAATCCCAATCCACATGGTGGTGACTCATGCGTTTCATCTCGCATGTCCTTAACCCTGCGAACATCCCACCCACCAGGAATGCTCGGAACCAGCAGGGAAAGTCTTGAGCCAGCAGCAGTCGTGCCTCGTCAACGGTCAGTATGGCAAGTCTGTGTCCTTTCTCCTGCTTGTCCGGTGCGTTGATGAATGGCGAAACCGGAACAAGTCTCCTCACCATGTTCCAGTTGTAGAAAGTCCTGCATGTCGTAAAAGCATTGTGCTTGCTCCTCACGGTGAAATCTTTTCCCTTGGGAGACCGTAAGGACATGATCCATGCATCAACCATGTCGGCAGTCAACTGATCGGCAGGGAGGTGTCCGAACCTTTCACGCAGGAGGTTGGTTCCCCAGACCAAGGAGGTGAGAGTGGATGCCACCACCTTGTGTTCCCTGTCCTTGAGGAATGCTGCGACCAGGGCATCGATCCTAGTGACTTTGCTGTCCGGTTGGGGCGAGATGCCCATTTCCAACTTCAAGACGATTTCAGAGCATCCTGCGAGTGCTGCTGCCTGCGTGTCGTAGAAGTGCCTGGTACGCTTTCCGGTGAACCGTGCCGAGACATCCACCTCCCATTTGTTCCGTGCCTTGCTGAACTTGGGGTGCAGTTTGGAATACTTCATTCCCCTCTGTAGTACCAACCAGTACCACTTTCAAGGATTTTCAAATGTTTTCCAATATTATCAAATACTCTATAGACCCTGTGTTTATGCGGTTCAAAGTGTCAGACAATCCTACAGAGACCACCGTGGGTTGACTGGGACTCGAACCCATGAATCTCCTCTGAAGAATGGTAGTTTATACCACATCTCCTACCATTATTTATGTATGCGTCTCCACCCGTCATGCCATAAAACACTGGCAATCCGTTGCTCAACCAGGATCGTCTGCTCTTCGGTAAGGTCTTCAAATACGATGTGTAAAAGTTCGTGTACAAGGGTTCCCAATCTTTCTTTGGATTGTAGCCTGGAGTCCAGTTCCACCAAGGGGATCTTCCCGTAGGTTGCCTGCCCCATAGCTTTCTCCCGACCCAATTTCCGTTCCACCACTCGGATGGTTTTGGGTAGCGAGATCTTCACGCAATGAATTCTTTAAGTGCCTCGGCACGATTCAACCACCCCTTGAGAAACCTCACCCTGCCTCCGGTTGCGATGCGGTGGAAGTGATCCACACCCTGCTCAATGATGTCTTGTGCCAGGGCATCGGAGTTCACCTTCCATGCTTTGGCAATGGTGTTTTCCCCAATGATCCCGTCACACTTGATGGGGATACCCGTGTCGGCGATGCCGTGTTGCAGCCACTCGGCTGCACGACCCATTCCGCAAACTAGCGAAAGATCTGCCACCACCTCACCCACCCCCAAGGGAAGGGATTCGCTTTCCGACTTTGTCCAGTACTTCCAGTACCCTGCGACGATTTCTTGGGGTGTAGGGTTGTCGGAGATCTTCTCGTCCCTGCTGGTCATGCCCACCACCGTGGTTCCCGCCCCGTCTTGAAGATGTTCCACCTTGATATTTCCTTTGGCATCCAGTTCTGCCTCGGCACGGGTTGCAAATGCCAACCATGCCCGAAACCTTGCAGGCTTGTTCTGCGAGGCAGCAATGATGTCTTCCAGTTTCACTTCACGGATTTCGTTTCAGTGCCTTTCCACTTGTCGAAAGACCGAAGGGATCCGATGCCCAGAAGAGCAAAAACCAAGTTCAGTAGATCACCGGAAGGCAGCACCGGAAGCACAATGTGACTGCCACACAGAGTGGCAATCCAAGTAGCCATTGGTGCGAGTACGAATTGCCATGCCAGACCGAATGCCCCGACCCATCCGCATGCTGGTCTCCATCCTGCGACAAACATGGAAGGTGATGCTGCCTCTACTTTGTTGATCTCTCGTTGACCGGAGAGTTGATCTGCTTCGATGTTGATCAATTGCTTTTCAATCTCCGCTTGAATCTTGATCTGCACATCACGGTCGGGAACCAGTTTGTTTATGATTCCACCAATGGTGGTCACCATTTGAGGTATGTCCCAGATCATCGGTCTATCTTGGTTTGTAGTGCCACCACATCCTGCTGGAGACGATCCAGCATCTGGGTCTTAACCCCTGCAAAATAGACGGTGCAAAAAATCTGCACGACAACGGCAGCACCAATGGTGCGGAGGAGTTGAGCGTTGTGTGCAGCAGATTTACTGCGTTCCTCCATGATTGCCTGGAGGGTTGCGATATCTTCCCGTATTGAGGAAACTTCGTCGGCACTCATGTCAATTGTGTGAACAGGGTTTTGACTGCTGCATCAATGACGGCAAGGTCGGCAAAGGAACCGATGCTATAAAATCCAATCCTTGCACTGGCTTTTGACACTCCAGTGCCTGTGGCAAACACACCAATCTTGGTGGTCGTAGGAGTGACCACATTGTTGGTGGATGATCCGAGACTGCCGTTCACATAGGGAATCACGGTGGTAGCACTGTTCCTGGCAAGCCCGAACCCGTTGACCGCACCGAGTGTGGGGTTGGTCGCAGTGGAAAGACTCGTACTGGAGAGTGACATCGAAATGTTGGATGTGTTGATGGGGATGTAGATTCTGGAATCTGAAGATCCAACATTCCCACTGCCCATAAGATATTGAGACGCAGTGACTGGTAGCGTTGGCATGGATGTCACAAACACATACATGTGACGGGAATTCTGACTGGCATCCGCATTGTTTGCCCTGTTCGTGTTGATGTATCTCGTGCCGTTCGTA